CACTAACCTATTTAAATACCACTGTGCTTTTTTAAAGTCTTCCATAGCATTACCTTTGTGGTCCGCACGGCTAAGATACTTCAACGTGTTGCCATGCAAGAATCCTTTGAACGCTTCTGGAGATAGCTTAGCTTGCAGGTAATCAATCGTTTCTATACCCCCTACCTTGTAGTGTGGGGGTTGGTTTACTACGTCAACAGACTCGTCTTTGTTATTTGCTGTTTTCCAATTCATTGTTTTCTCCGTCTAAGATGTCAATAAAATGCCCCCTGCTCGAATCCAACACGATGCAATACGATGGTGGAGTAGGGATGTCGGTGCCTTTTCCAAGGCGTTTCTTTTCGTTCCTAACGTAAATACCTTTATCCTTTAATTCGGAAATCAGGTCTTTGTAATACAACTGACGCTGGGCACACCAATTTCTTAGTTCTTCTACTGGTATAAAAGTCAAGTTGGTATCAGGCTCGTGGCGGATACGCAATTCGTTTCGTGGTTCACGGATGGCAGGTTTTGCCATGCCAAGTCGTTTGTCAATGCCGTCGTCAATAATTAGGATGTTGTTAATGTGCGTCCTGATAAAGTCGGATAGGATCATGTCATGGTCGGCTTTTAGGCTTTCCACGTCAGCACGCATATAAGTAACCATCTCTAGTGCCCATGCGTAGATACGTTTTAAATCATAGTCATGCAATCCTAACTGCTGAGCATAGTGCCCACCTGACATAACGGATGCAATCAAGGCTGACCAAAACCGTTCTTTGTTTGTGGCACATACTTCTTTATCAAACCGAGTCTGCACCTCGGTCATGAACTTGAGCATATCTTTAATGTTTGGTACTGCGTATCGCATATAAATCTCACCTGCAATACCGTAGTTATCAAACATCAAGGAGAACTGCTCGTCTGCGGTTTCTTTGGTTAGCTTCTCGTTACCAAATACTTTTACTTCAAATACCCGCATCAACTCGCCCTCAGGCAAGGACTTAATTTGCTGAATCTTTTCGTAGAACGATGCGTTACTACTACCTAGCACTATGGTTGCCCACTCTGCCATATTCAAACGCTCGGCATTTACCTGCGACTGCATACGGTTGCGTGGTCTTCCTAGTGTGATGGCATATGCGAAGTCCGAGAACTCTTCAGGTTTCATATTGGTAATCTCATCGACTGTGACGGGTAGATGACTCATAACCCCCAAGCGATGGAGACGTGACAGTTTAGTATCTTCCGCGTGAAGCATTAGCTTATCAGGGTGTCCATATACACTATTGCAGACTCGTAAGATGGTTGACTTACCTGTGCCTGATTCTTTGGATACGTAATTAACTAGCACTCCACGGTGATTGGTGAACTTAAACAACGGTGCACCAAACGCACATAAAGCACCGAACGCATTTGCTTCCATACCCTCTTCCGCATAGCAGTTAAATACTTTCTTCCATTGGTCAAGGTCGCCTTTCTTACGAAGAAGCGGTGCGGTGTTTCTAGTAACGGTAGATGGTGGGCAAAAGATCATACTGCCTGTGTCGTCTATCTCCCGCTCACCCAAGATAAATTTACTATCATCGTCACTCCAGCCAAACCTAACGCTGGCAACTTCTGATTGCATAGTCATTTGTAACTCCTTAGTAAATCTAGCGATGTAAGCCATCAATGCGTCCATCTGTTTCCCTGGCAACGCTACAACACCTTGTTTGGTGAGAGCGGCTCGACACCCGTCCTTCGACATAGCATCGGTCAAGGTCATAGTAAATTCACGAACACCATCTTTTGGAAGGTGCAATCTCAAACTCAACGCTTCTGAACCATCGTCCATGATGCGTTTAACTAGATATAAATCGTTCTCATAAATTAATGTTGGCTCTTCTTCATCGCCAAACGCTTCTCTATAGACGCCACCATTTTTGCCACGGAAATATGGGAATGGTAGTGACGGAATCTTGAATGTAACTTCTTCTTGGAATACTTCGCTCTTCTCTACTACTTCGTTGTCTTCTTCGCTTGCACGGGCAATCTCTGCCCCAATCTGTATTGGTGATGTAATCTGATTACGATGGATACAACCTTCACAACCACCTGCCCGTATCTTCTCAAATGTTGCACAAGTGTACGGTCCTTTAATTAACGCAACCTTATCTTCTGTATCGTGTGGGGTGTAGCCTGGGTGCCCCTTAGATACTTCGTGGATAGCTGTATCTGCGTCTTCGCAGAAAGCTGGTATTGATAACACCGCTCTCCACAATGGCTCTTCTAGCGTGGCTTGGTTCTCAATCATATGCTTGAGTTGCAAGCACCCTTTATCCTCTTCAATCTTGCGAACAATCGTAGAAAACCTATTGATGTAATTACCCATGAGTGCCTTGGTAACGGCATCCATTGGTCTGCGTACTTTTTTGGGTACGGGTATTACTTCTCCAAGCTTCTCTTTTAGTTCCTCAAAATCGTATACACCACCCTGTAAAAGCACTTCTACTTTCTTGGGTTCGCTACCTTTATAGTTAAAGGTCTCAGGCACACGAAGGATTCGAGCCGAATCAGCAGTTACCGATGCGTCAGCTTTTAAGTCGTGCAGGGCACATAAGGCTTTTAAAGACTCAGCAACACGATGCCACTTATCTATAGTTGAATCCGCAGATAGTGCCCAGTAAACGTGTATCCCGTTACCCGAACTTACAATCGTAGGTTTTGGTAATTTAAGTTCCTTGCAAAAGCGACCTAGGTCAGCGATTGCATCTTCCTTAGTGGGGTACGCTTTACCGTCGCCACAATCCAAGTCAAGCCAAAAGGCTTTGACTGCCATAGCGTTAGCTTGAGTCCGTTCATCAGGTGTGCCGTACTTAGCAAGCCCGAAGAATACATCCCAATTTTTTGAAGCAAACTCTGTTACCTTTGCTTCTACTTCATCGAGTGTCTCGACAAATCTTTGTTCTCGCAGTTTGCCTTTCGACATACCGACAACGGCGTAGTATCCCCCGTCGGCTGTAACTGCCTTTATAAATTCTTTGTTCATGGAAGGTCACTTTAAAAAGATTTTTTACGGAGTTTTTCTATTGCTTCCTTGATCTTTTCTAAGTAACGTTCCTGAGGTTTAGTTTTATTTAAGAACCAGTGGTAAACAGTTTGTCTTGTAACACCGAAGAATTCTGCAACATGGGATACAGGAATCTCCCTTTGTGAGCATATAAGTCCTAACTGCACCCACGGTAAAGAAGTATCCTGATCCTTGATGCGATCTACAAGTCTTTTTGTATATCCGATTTCCATATCACAAAGCGGGGTTGCCCCCGCACCCCCTATTAGTCAGCCCATTGATCAAGAACGTTCTTTAAATCCTTTTTAGTTTCAGTCGTTGGTTTATCCGACTTACGCTTAGTAGGTTCTTTTTCTTCAACTGCTGGCTTGGCAATAGATTCAGCATCGCTCTCAACACGATCTGCTTGAGCTACTGTCATAGTAATCGCAGACAAAGCTGTTGGAGATTTGCCCTGTGAAAGAGCTGCGTCTATCTCATCATCTGTCAACCAACGTACAGGCTTGAATGTCAAGCGTGGGGTAGCCGACTTGGTATCGAACTTGGCTTCAGTTACTACAACAGTGATGGGAGTGCGTTGGGCTTTTAGATACTTAGCATATGCTTGCATAGGCATACGATCTCCTTCGGGTTTGCCGAAGATAGACTGTGACGGTAGGGTTAGTTGATACACATCACCCTTCATGTCGTTCTCAAGCACAACCGCTAAACGCTGGCTGAATCTGCAAGCACGGCTGGTGCCTTGACCTGAACCCTTAATATTCTGTGGGCAATCCATACAGGTTTTTGCCTGTGGTGACTCGATTGAACTATCAGGGCTAACTCCGTCACCTGACCAACACGCTGGTGCCACATTCTTGCCCTCTTCGTATGTGCCTTCGTAGAAAGTCCGTGAGACATTTGGTGCCGCATTGACAATAACAAAGTTCATAGAACGGTCTTCGTTAACTGCAATCTCTTGACCGCCGTCGATTAAACGGAATACACCGCCACGAATCGAGATTCGTTTCGCACCGCTTGAACCTG